TATCCGTTTTAGCAGTATTAACAGCACCATGATGCAATGCAATTTTATACGAAGCCGTAAAATCTTTTGCTCGAATGTAATCAGCAGGAGTTTTATCAACTGCCATATGATTCCATGTTATGCCGCCAAATTCAAACAATCCGTTGTCTTTAATAAAATAAATGTTTGGATTCTTGATAACATCTAATACTGGAGATATTGCATCAATACGATGCGTGTTATTTAGATTCATGTCATGATTGCCTAAAATAACAATTGTAGGAATTGTGAATCCATTAAAAAAATCTACAAGCATTTGAACTAGTTCCGGAGACATATCTAATTTGCTGTGCACGATATCGCCAGTAACTACGGCAACACTATTTGCAGTTGCATGAGTTTCAATATGATCAAACAGCGTTTCAAATACTTGTCGATATTCTCGATGCCGTTTCAATGTACGTATATGTACATCAGATATATGAAAAATTTTGTCAATTTTTTCTAAAGGAGAATCTATTTGTTTTATGTCCATAACATGTCCATTTTGAGTGCCATAATGCCTTCAAAAGTTAATATATCAGTATTGTTGATAATTTCTGTAATTTGTTCAAAACCTAATTCTGATGCATCGGCATCTTGAAGTTGTATAAAATAAACATTTAATCCTTCTGCCATGAATCGTTCTGCAATTTGTATGGCATTTCGAAGTGCATCAGCATCCAGGCAAATATAGATATCGCGTACGCGTTTTTCAATGATTTTTTTTTGCAATGCCGGTTGAATGATTTTACCAAACAATGGAATTGCATTGCGTTTGATTGCAATTGCATCAAATGCACCTTCACACAGAATGATTGGCTGTGACCAATTTATTGTTAAATCAAATCCAACGATGTCTTTTGAAATTTTAGGATTCTTATGTTTTTGTTTGTCAGATTTATAAAATGCTCGCGATACAAAATAATTTAATTGTCCCGTATCATCGTAACTAGGAATAATTATTTTGCCAGCATATTCACCTCGTTCACAATAACCAATTCGATACTTTAAAATATCTAACATGGTGACTCTGCGTTGTTTTAGATAATGCATTGCATTGCGATAATCGGGTGTCGATTTTTTATGCCACAAAGGTGCATAATGTTCCGGCAATGTAATTGCAGTTACTGTTTTTGTTTCTACGTTATTTCGATATCGCAATGATTCAATTATCTTTGCTAATTGTTCAAATCGTTCTTTAGGCAATCCCATTTGTTTAAACAAACTAGATATAGTACGACCTTTTTTATCAGAAATCCAACAATGCCATGGGTTTTCTCCAGCTGTATTGGTATTGATATCAATTTCTAATTTAGGTTTATGATGTGAAGTAAATGGAGAAAAGAATGCAATATTATTACCGGAAGTAGATTTACCTTTACCTAAAACAGATTCTAATAATTGTATCAGTTTAAGGTTCTTCACAATTATAATATAAAGAAATTCTGTAAGTAATCCAATTATATTAATAATTAATATATGTTAAGCACATACATTTCATTACTGGCTTAACGATCGAATCAATAAATTCTTCAATCTATTAATAAAATAAATTTCATTAATTTTCATGAATATATTAAATTTTTTTTAAAAAACAAACCTTAACCGAAGAAACGTTTTGGATCTGCTGGATGTTCTCCAAATTTAACACATTCCGACATCCACTCTGCAGGTATATCTTTTTTTGCAACATGCACAATACCCAATTTACGAGCATACGTTTCATATGTTGTTAGTGACGTTTTTGATAGTTTTTGATTTGGATTCTGAAATATCATTCTTATATCAATACCCGGATTTGATTGCAATACATGTTTCATTTTAGTGCGATCTGCAGTTGTCCAACGGCCTTTTGTTTCAATATACATGGTTGCTCCATTGCGTTTTACGAACACAAAATCTGGTGTATATTTTGCTTTGCGTTCCGGTACCGTGTATGTTAATGTTTCGGTTTCATAACGAAGTTCGTATTCAGATTTTTTTATTTGTTCAGATATTTCAAGTTCTAATCCAGACTTGTAACCATGTTTAAGTGCATTAGCTCGTTTAGAATTTCCTGTGCTATGAAAATAATTTTTTTTATTCATTATATTTTTAATAATGATTTTAATTTAAAATAAGATTCATTTGCTTCGGATGCGGTTTTTTCTTTACTAGCTAAAGGAAATATTTTATCTACAATTGTATCGATATCAATAGTTGTTTTTATATCGTCAAATGTTTTTACATCGGCCGCTTGAGCTTCCCTAGTAAAACATGCATTTAATACTCGTGCAATCATTTTACTATGAGGCCCCCAGTCCCCATCAACAACAACTTTTGTTCTCTTTTTCGAATCTTCCAGTTTTAATAAATTTCGTATTGAATAGTTTTTCCAAGAATCTTTTTCAAACCCCCACGCGCAAAAATCAGCTGGTTTTAAATTATCGTTTTTAAATATAGTTTCAGCCCATAATCGTTGCAAATTCCAAACTTCATCCTTGTCCCAAGATGCCGGGTCATTTCCTTTTTGTTGAACTAAAACAACAAAATAAGATACTGATATATAATTTACCAATATTGTTTTTCCTTGATCATTGCTATATTTCTTCCACATTTTGTTTGCAGAAATATAGCTAGTTCCAATAGGTATCTCAGATAAATCATTATATGTATAATCTATTGGTAATTTAATATCCAATGATGAATTATTATTGTTATTATTTTGTTTGTTTCCTGTACGTATTAGTTCTTTTACTTTTGTAACTTCATCGGCAGTTAAAAGAGACATATTAGCATCATTATTAAACCATTCCCAATTTTCAGCTTTGTTTGCATTATCAAAATCAACAGTATTAGCTTTATACCAATTATTTTCAAAATTTTTGCTATCAGAACGATTTAAATACGTAACCCCATCAATATCATATCGATCCCATCGAATATTATTCGGTGATCGCCAAAGTGTCGGCTTTAAACCTTGTTTATCATCAATTTTATTATTGTTATTTATTTTATCATCAGTTTTATCATCGGTTTTATTATTTATTTTATCATCAGTTTTATCATCGGTTTTATTATTTATTTTATCTTTATCATCAGTATCTATTGGTTTAGTATTCATTTGATCTATTGTTTGTTGAGCTGCAGCTAGCTGTTGTTTTAAACTACGAGTTTCAGCTGAATCGCCTATCCATGTTTGAAACTTTGCCATTGCTTTATTAAAATCATCTTCCATAATAATCGGAGATGATCCAATTGTACCAATTGGACTCTTTAAAACATCATATTCTGGATATATTTCTAATGGGTTACCAGCTGCATCTGTTGATATTTTTGTAAATAATTCAAATCTAGATAATGGTAATATTATTACATTTCGAATATCTTTACTTGTATTCGATGCTAAATCTGCACTTATAATAAACACGTGATCTTTACCATAAGACGATGTTGCTCCTATAGAATTGCTATTACTAATAGTTTTTATTATGTCAATTGAAAGATTAGGAATACCGGGTCGTATTGTTTTTATAGTAAACGCTCTTCCTCCATTAGTATACGCAAAATTAAAAATTTTTTTTGGTACATTTCCAAAATTAATTTTAGTAACATTACGCTGTTCATCTAGTATATATTTTAATCTAAACATGTTTTAATTCTTTTTTTAATAAATATTACCAATCAATCATTACTAGTTTTCCGTTCCATAACATTATGTTATCTGATTTAAAATCTAAATCTAATTCTATGTCTAAAATATTTAATTTATTAATATCTGTTTGTAATGCATTAATAAAATTTATAACTACATCATTAAACCGATTTGGTTCAATAGTTTGTATAAAATCAAATAAAGAAACTTCTCCACCTTGTTCATACGAATATGTTTTAAACTCATCAACTAATTGATCTATATTTTGTTTTAATTTATAAGTTAATTTTTCAGCATTAGACATGACAATAACATTTTGATATTTAGATAAATTTCCAACATAAAAAACAGGTATAAATGTTGAATATTCAGATATTTTATTTTGTATACGCTGAGCAACTTCAATTTCATCCGTACTAGTTGTAATTTTAAAAACCAAATCTTCATTGTTTATTTTATAAACACGTCCATTATCTCCATGACCGATGTATCGAAATTCAGAATTATCAATTTTTTTTTCAATTCTTCGAATTTCCGAATCAGTCATTTCAAAAAGAAGTTGTTTTAATCGTATCACATTATCCTTTAACTGATATAGTTTTATCTAAATCTAAACGTATTAAAAAATTCATATCAACATCATTTCGTTTACGTATCGGTTGAGCTAATTTTCCAATTGCTAATAGTTGACCGTAACCGTTATACAAACCAATAGTTGTAATATATGGAGTAAAATTACTGCTAGTAACAAATGAAC